GAGAAAAAAAAATGAAGGATCAATTTTCAGTTGTTCGGCCTGCTCGAAAAAGAGCTATGACAAGATCATTTAATGGTGAGGGTGCTGCTGCTGCTATATCTGGTTTTGGTAAAGGAATGGAAGTTTTTGGATTTAATAAAGGTCAATTTTCCATTGTTGATATTATTGAGGCAGTGCTAGAAATTACCGGACCGGCTCATGTTGTTGTTGCTACATGGACGGCGGCATCTGCTGATTTAAGTAGAATACAAAACTTTTTAGAAAGAAACAAAGTATTATCCGCGCAATGGATTGTTGATTATTCTTTCGAGACTCGGCAGCCTAAATTCTGCGCGCAATTGCGCGAGACATTTGGCGATGAATGCATTAGGACGACCGCATCACATTGTAAGTTTGTTCTCATTAAAAATGATGAGTGGAATGTTGTAATACAAACGTCGATGAACTTAAACCAGAATAAACGTATGGAAAATTTTTGGGTCTGTGATGACAAGGATATGTATGAATCATTTTCTGATTTGGTGTCTGATATATTTCAGATCCAGAAACCAGGCGAAGGATTTGGCGATAAACCTAGCATAAGGCGGGCAGAATTTGATAGTCTGGGTGCTGGTGTTAAATCTGAATTTTTTAACGTAAAAAAAGCGAGTGAGATTATAAATAATGGAAGATCAACTTAAAAGAGATGAGGAATGGATTAAATTTATAGAGAAAAACGGGAGTCATTTATTTGATGAGTATTGTATGTTGTGGGAAAGAAAAGAGCACGCAGATTTAATGGTAAAAACACATGGTGAGCTTGTGGCATCTCCAAATGGTTTTCCTGTCGCTTCTCCGTGGCTTGCTGTTGGAAATAAATGCAGATCTGAGATACTAAGTATTTTTAAGCTTGTGCATGGCGAGGGAATAAAAAGATCTGCTGGCTCATCGCTTGGTAAAAAAGAAATACAAGAAGAAAAAGCAATCAAAGCGTCAACCAAAGGAAAATTTGTACCATCTGCTGCTCCATTGAGGATTGCTAAGTAATTTTATGACTCCTGAATGGTCAACGGCTTGCCTTGATTGGGAAGACAGAATACGCACAGGCAAATCTATAATACCGCCTCCAATATTCCCGGACGTAGCAGAAGAAGCTTGGGCGGTAATGAGTGAGTTACGCATAGTTGATGCTGCTGGATCTCCTACTATTGGTGAGGCTTGTGCCCCTTGGGTAAAGGATCTGGCTTGCGCTCTATTCGGGAGTTATGATAAGGAAACTGGACAGAGACTGATAAAAGAAGTATTTGTACTTATAAGCAAGAAAAACTCTAAAAGTACTGTTGCTGGTGCTTTGATGTTAACTTCTTTGATTTTGAACTGGCGGCAATCAGCACAGTTCGTTATATTAAGTCCCACCATCCAAGTTGCTGATAATAGCTATTCTCCCGCTCGTGACATGGTTGCTAAGGATGATGAATTAAGCGACCTTATGCAGGTGCAAAACCATATTAAAACTATCACGCACAGAACCACAAACGCTAATCTTAAGGTTTTAGCTGCTGAGAGCAATACTGTAGGAGGCCTGAAGTCTGTCGGTATTTTAGTAGATGAATTGCACTTGTTCGGCAAAATGGCAAATTCAGAAAATATGTTCCGTGAGGCGTTCGGTGGTCTAGCATCAAGGCCGGAGGGGTTTATAGTTTACCTTACCACTCAAAGCGATGAAAGCCCGTCAGGCGTTTTTAAGCAAAAGCTTGACTACGCCCGTGATGTTAGGGATGGGAAAATAATAGATCCTGCTTTTTTACCTGTTATATTCGAGTTCCCGCGCGACATGGTTGAGTCTGGAGAATGCTTGAAGCTAGAGAATATGTGGATGACAAACCCGAATATAGGGTATTCTGTAGACCAGGCATTTTTGGAGAGAGAGTACAAAAAGGCTGATGCTGCTGGCGATGGATCTCTAAGAGGTTTTCTGGCTAAGCACGCCAACATTGAGATCGGATTAAACCTCCGCAGCGACCGATGGGCAGGGGCTGACTACTGGGAACAGCAAACCGATGAAACCATTACTTTCGAATCTATGCTTGCAAGATGCGAAGTATTTGACATTGGCATTGATGGCGGCGGGCTTGATGATTTAATGGGCTTGGCTATTGTTGGCCGGGACACTACCACTAAGGAATGGATATCATGGTGTAAATCTTGGGCGCATCCATCTGTCATTAGTAGAAGAAAATCGGAGGCAGAGAGATTTAAGGACTTTTCTAAGCAGAAAGATTTAATTTTAGTTGACAGAATAGGCGATGATGTGTTAGAAGTAGCGCAAATATGCAAAGTCGTGTATGATACTGGGAAATTGGATCAAATTGGAGTTGATCCTCATGGGCTTGGCGGCATATTGGAAGCGCTTGAAGAACATGAGATTCCCGAGGATAAGATAATCGGGATATCGCAAGGCTGGAAACTATGCGGCGCAATCAAGACATGCGAACGAAAACTTGCTGAAGGTGCTATGTGGCATGCTGATCAACCGATAATGTCGTGGTGCTGCGGGAATGCTAAAATTGTACCGAGTGGGAATGCGGTTATGATAACGAAACAGGCGAGCGGATTTGCAAAGATAGATCCATTAATGGCATTATTCAACGCAGTTCAACTTATGAGCTTGAATCCTGAAGCTATTGGAAAATCTTTCTGGGAAACTGAATGAAAGTAATTAGCGATTTATCGATAATACTGGGCTTTATGTCGCTGGCATACGGCCTTTATTTGTATGAACCGTGGGTATCTTATGCTATTTGTGGTGCAATTATGCTTATTATTGGCGTGTTAAGTGGCTTAAATAACGATAAAAAAGGCACTGAATGAGCATAGCGCGTGCAATTTTCGGGCAAAAAACACATAATCGTAGTAATTTAGTGACATTTAACGGCTTAGAAGGCTTTTTAACGCCATCTTCATCCGGTGTTAATGTCACAGTAGACAAGGCGCTTGCTGTTGCCACTGTTTTTAGTTGTTTGCAGGTTAAAGCTGAAGGTGTGGCGCAAGTCCCGCTAAAAATACATAAATATATAGCGGATGGTAAGCATGAGGTTGCATCTGACCATAATGTACATAAACTCATATCAATAAAGCCTAATCACTGGCAAACCCCGTTCGAATTCGTTGAAAATCTAATGTTTCAAGCTGGATTGGTCGGTAACTTTTACGCGTTTAAGAATAAATCACGCGGCAAAATACTCTCTTTGCTACCTTTCGAGCCTGGCACTGTTATTGTAGAGGTCGACCAAAAGCGGAATTTGCAGTATAAAGTTACGATTGACGGCGAACAAAGAACTATCCCTGCTGATATGATGTGGCATGTAAAAGGTCCTAGCTGGAGTACTTATATCGGCATGGAAGCTGTCAAATATGCCCGTGAAGCTATCGGACTTGCCATAAATATTGAAGAGTCACAGAATAAATTACATGCCAGTGGAGTGCAAACATCAGGCATTTACTCGGTAGATGGTGCATTAAACCAAAAGCAAGCGACCGATTTAATGCAGTGGATAGAAACGCGCATAGGTGGATCTAATCGCCATAAGCCATTGGTCGTTGATCGTGGTGCAAAATTCACGCCTATCAGCATGTCCGGTGCTGATGCTCAAACAATCGAAAATAGACGATTCCAGATTGAGGAAATTTGCAGAGCTTTTCGCGTTATGCCTATCATGATAGGTCAAGCTGACAAGGCTGCGACATATGCTAGTGCTGAACAAATGTTTTTGGCGCACGTTATACACACGCTCATGCCTTGGTATACGCGCATAGAGCAAAGCATAAACATGAATTTACTTACAGATCAAGATATAAGCAGCGGATATTATGCTAAATTTAATGCAAACGCTCTAATGCGCGGAGCTGCTAAGGATCGCGCTGAATTTTATGACAAGATGTACAGAATGAAAGCCTTTAGCCCGAACCAAATTTTAGCGCTTGAAGATATGAATCCGTATGACGGCGGCGATGAATATTACATTGAACCTGGGAGCCAGTTACTAAATGACAACAAAACAAGTGAATAAAATGGGTTTTGGTTCTTTGCGAGTCAATAAAGTCAATGACGACATGGCCGAGGTGTTTGTCTATGGCGACATCGGTGGATGGGGCGACGGAATTGGGGCAGACGAATTCGCGCGAGAATTAAAAGCTCTCAAGGTAACCGACATTACGGCGCGCATAAATTCTGGTGGCGGATCGGTCTTTGAAGGACAAGCAATTTACAATTCTCTTGTTAATCATCCAGCTAAGGTTAATGTTATTATCGATGGCATAGCGGCAAGTATAGCCAGTGTAATCGCGATGGCTGGAGACAATATAAGCATTACCGAGGGTTCGCACATTATGGTTCACAAGCCTTGGTCTATGGCTATGGGTGATGCCAATTCTATGCGCAAGGAAGCGGAGGTATTAGACTCGCTAGAATCTGGAATCATTGACATCTATGCGGCTAGGACCGGAAAATCACGAGAGAAGTTAGAAAAATGGGTATCTGAAGAAACATGGTTCAAGGGTGCGGCTGCTGTTGATGCTGGCTTTGCTGATAACGTTATTCCTGCCAAGCGCAAGGAAAATTTCGCAAAAAGCAATATTTTAAATCATTATTTGCATCTACCTATTGACATAGCGCAAGACGTATGCAACACTCCGCATATAAGAGACGTGGAAAGGGTTTTACGTGACGTAGAAGGATTTTCACAAACTCAAGCAAAGCGCATAATAGCGCTTATGCAAAATGGCTATGATTACCGCGACGGTGATGGTCAAAGAGAAGCAGCCTTAAAACTGGCTGAATTTTTAGACAATATCACCAAAGAGGTAAGAAATGGCGGAGAAAGACCCAGTTGACGTGTTAATGCACGCTTTCAACGAATTCAAATCAGCAAATGATGAAAACCTAAAACAACGCGACGCACTGCTAGAAGCAAAAATCAACAATGCTTCTAAAGCGCTTGATAGTCTCGAAGATGTAAATCAAAAATTGGTACTTGCTGAACAGCAAGCCAAAGCCACTCAAGATCAGTTAGAAAGAATCGAAGAGCTGATTAATCGTCCAGCTGCTGGCGTAACTAAGCAAGATTTTGCCGCCGTTACCAAAGCATTTGATCGAGTAATGCGCAGATCTCCCCAAGATCGTGACCGCAATGACGTAGAAACCATCAATAAGTACGCCAATAGCATCGTTAAAGCTGACGATGTGAGCGCAGGCTATCTGCTTGCACCTCCAGAAATGGAAGCAGCAATACTAAAAAACCTGGTAGAGATTACTCCAATGCGAGCGCTTGCAACTGTGCGCGTAATCGGTGGTGACAGTCTTAAACAGCCAAGAAAAACCGCAAGCGGATCTGCATCGCGTATTGGTGAAATTGCTACACGCACTAATACTGGTGATCCTGCATACGGCATGATCGAGATCAAAGCCTCTGAAATGTATGCTCGTATCGCAGTATCTCAACAAATGCTTGAAGATTCTGGCTATGATCTGTTGGCAGAATTGCGCGAAGACTCTGTAGAACAATTCTCAGTCAAAGAAGGAATTGAGCATATTAGCGGAACCAATGCCAGCAACCAGGGCGAAGGCGTATTGACCAACGGATCAATTAGCTACACCGCATCTGGTGAGGCTGCTGCGATTACTGCGGACGGCTTGATGGATTTGATACACGCTCTTAAAACAGGCTATTCGGCTGGGGCTGTGCTTGGCTTTAATCGATCTACTTTAGGCGCTATTCGCAAGCTTAAAGATGGCATGGGCGGTTATCTTTGGACTCCAGGTATAGCAAATGCTGCGCCTAACACTATTCTAGGCGTGCCTTACGTTGAAATGGCGGACATGCCTGATATCGCAGCTGGCACATACCCTGTTATCTACGGCGATTTTAGACGCGGTTACAAAATTGTTGACCGGATCGGCATTAGTTTTCAAACAGACTTTACGACCGAAGCTGACAACGGCCTGGTAATTTTCCGTGCCCGTAAGCGTTCCGGCTCTGCTGTCGTATTGCCTGAAGCTATCCGCAAACTGAAAATCGCTGTATCTTAAGGAGATTATGAAATGGCTGGATTATTAAAAAACGCTAATATCGTGCGCATAAATGCAGGTGGCGCTGGTTCTGCTAGTGCTACCCCAACAAAGGCAACGATTCTGGATATGTCAGGCTACCAATCAGTAATGTTTATCGCTGAGTTCGGCAATGTGCTTGATACCTCTGTTGTATCGTTAAAAGCTGGTGTATCAGATACCAACGATACTGCAACCATGACACTGTTGACAGATTTTCCTACGGGCACGGCTGGCGCATCTACCTATGATGACAAGCTGGTTATTCTGGATGTGCCAAAAGTCGACAAGCGTTACATTGAAGCGCAAGTTTTCCATGTGACCGCTGATGCGCCTTTCGATAGTGTGATTGCTATACAGTATAACCCTACTAATGTGCCAGTAACTCAGGGATCGACCGTTGTAAATTCTGCAACCGCATTGGATTAATCATAATGGCTAATACACTTATCCATTTTGAGCAGGGAGGCGCTGAACTTGTACTCGAGTCAGGCGCTGTCCTGAATCTTGAGAGCTTTACAAACGGCGCTCCAGGCACAGGTATATCTAGCGGCACGGGTACTGTTTTTAAGTCAAGCGTTCAACGGGTTGGCG